TTTCCAGTAATAGGATTTATTTTTGTATCTACTCCTTTTTCACTATTAAATTCATGTATAAAATCTGTAAAGGTTTTGGTATTATTTCTATCTAATAATCCGTCATATGCTTCCATTTCTTCTGGTTTAAAATCTGGTTCATCCCCCATTTCGTCAAATATACCAAATGCTTCTTTTCTTAATTGCTCATCACTTTTACCAGGAGTTTCTGGTAATGGTCTACTTGTTGTAGGTATTTGAGGTAATGGTCTAGTTGTTGTAGGTATTTGAGGCAATGGTCTGCTTGGTTCATCAAAAAATATATTTCTTTCTTGTTTTCTAATTTCATCTCCTAATGGGTCTTTACGAGTAACACTTTCTGTCGGCATTTTTGGTATAGTAACATTAGCATCTTCAAATATATTTTTCTCTCTTGCTCTAATCTCATCTCCTAATGGATCTTTACTTGGTGTTTTAGGTAATGGTCTACTTACTGGTTCTGTATCTTCTTGTAATTTTCTCATTCGTTCTTCTAATGCTTTTAATGCTTCATCTGGCTCTGGTGGTGCATCCTCTACTAATGGAACTGGGGTTGGACCAAATAATGAATCAGCACCACCACCACCGAGCATTGGCTGGTCTACTTGTGATCCTATTTCATATAGTCCAGGTGCTTTTGTATTATGTCCTAGATTAGGATGTTCAGGATCTAATGTAGCCATTTTTGCTTTTGTATTGTATAAATCAGCACTAACCTTTATAGGTTTAGACCCTTCAATAAAACTAGCCATGTCTGCTATTAATTGAGCTTCACCATGTTTAGCTGCTGCTGTTGCTGATTTTTTAAAAGCCTTTGATAATTCATGGTCTGTTAATTGAACATTAGCACTATCAATAAAATTATCTATTGAATGTGCTTTGCGTGGGTCAGGAGTTCCTTTAACAGCATCTATAACTTGAATATCATAATTAGGATTACTATTTTTTAATCCAATTCCAATACTTGGTAAATCAGTAGCAGTTCTTATAATAGTATTTTTACTATTGCCTACATCATTAATTAATTTTCTTCCTAAAAATGGATTAAAATTTGTTGTATCAATTCCAAATTTTTCTCCCATATTCATTCCTAGTGCTGAACCTTTACTGAAACCTATTAATTCACTTGGTAATTTTCCAAATTTAGTTTTTATTTTATTTATTTGTTCCATTGCTTGATTATATTGTGTACCCCCTTCTTCTGTTCCAGTAATGATTTTTAAATTAGTCTTAACATCTCCTAGATTATTCCATTTTGTTCCTCTATAAGCAACCTTAACATCTCCTTCTGGATTAGTTAATACTAATGATTCTGTGTTACTTAATTCTGTATCTATTTTAAAAGGCACTTCCATTTGGTCTAAATAATCTTGTGCAGCTTCCATTCCATTATCATGTGCTATTGCACTAGCTTTTGTCATTTGAGCTTTTTGCCTTGTTTCACCAGAAATACTTTTTATATTACTTTTTACATTAGATAATACAGAATAATTTTGTGCTCTTTTTAAATTTTCAGCTTTTGTTGATTTATCCAAAACTTTTGTAGCATCTTTTATTTTATTTTCTATTTTTTTTATAATTGTAGGTTTTAACTTTTGATTTTTTAAAATATCTAATAACATTAAAATCTCCCTAATTTGTGGATTATATCTTACCTGTTGTTCTACTGTTAAACCAGTTTGAATATCATAAAGTTTTTGTTTTTCACGATTAATAAATGCTATAACATTTGCTTTATCCATTATATAATATAATAATATAAAAATATTATATAATATTATAATGAGTAATACAAATATTATTCAACCAAAATCTAGCACTATATTACATGTTAGAAGCAAAGACGCTACACAGGTATTAGATGGTTTTAATACAGACTTTAAATTAAATTTAAAAAGTCCTATATTAGTTAAAGGTGATGAAGAATTACATATATCATTAATGAGTGCAGAAATTCCATATAGTTTTTATAATATTAGTAGTGATTTAAATAATAATACTTTTTATTATGCTGAAACACTTTTAACTTTTACAAATCAAGATTATAGTATAGATGATGTTGTAGATTTTTTTAATAATGATGCTGGATTTGCTGCTAAATTTACTACTACATATGATAGACAAAAAAATAAAATAAAATTTACTAACATAAGTGGGAGTAGTCAAATATTACAATTTGCTACTTCAACTATTAATAAAGTAATTGGCTATGATGATACTGGCAAACAATCTGATATAACAGTTGCTAATGGTGCTTTTAGTGAATCACCTTATGTTTGTAATTTAGCAACAGTTCATAGTATATTAATAAGAGCAAATATAGGACAAGCAAATGTATTATCAACTATTAGTGGTAATAGTAATATATTACAAAAAATTAGTGTTGATGTTAATAGTAATGGTATAATATATTTAAATCAACAAGATTATCGCCAAATCAATATATCACAGGCACCAATAGTAGACCACATAGAATTTAAATTAACAGATCAAAATAATAATTTAATACAATTAAATAATGTTAATTTTGAAATGAGTTTAATTTTTCAAATATTTCCAAAGTATATTAGCAATAGAACTATTATACAACCACAAAATACTTTTAATGTACCAACAGAACCAACTGCGATTACTAGACCAGAAGTTGTAGATAATGTAGATACGACACATCCAATTGAAGGCAAAAGTGATATAGAACATGCTGCTGATAGAATTATATTAGATGATTTAATAAATCAAATAGATTAAAAAAAAATAAAAGTATTTATTCAAATTTAACTCCTTTCATTAAAGCATTATATAATTCATTGTGTTTATTACTAGCTTCTTCTACTGTTTTAAATTTATTAAATCTAATAGTAACACCATTAATTATAATAACACAAAAATAGTGTTTGCCTGTGAAATAAACACCACTAGGTAATCCACATTTTCTATTAACATTTTTTTTTCTAGCATTTTGTGATGTAGTAATTCTTTGTAAATTATGTAAATAATTATTATTTATATCAGAATCTATATGATCTATTACGTAATCTCTATTTTCTAGATTATGATTTAAATAAGCAATACCTACTAATTGATGAATTTTTATTGTTTTTCTTACATGGTTATCATCACATAAATCTACTCTTAAATAACCATTTTTATCTTTGCGTGGTTTTAAAAATACTTTTCGTTTTTTAGAATATACATCACCATTATTATAAATTAAATAATTATTATAATTATCAATTTGACTCATATATATATATATAATATTTTTTTTCTATATATAGAAATTAAACATATTAAATTTTTTAATTAAATATAAAATAAAAAAAAATAAATAAAAAAATAAAATATTAAAGTATAAATGTTACGAACTTTATTTAACATGTTTACTTCAAAAGAACAATTAGAAATAGCATCTGATTGTATTGAGTTTTTAACAAAAAAAAAAGAAGAATTAATAAATAAAAAAAATGAAAAGTATGAATTAATAATTCAAAGATTACAATTCCAAATAGATTGTATAAAATATACATATAATATCTAATAGATTAACAAAATAAAGATAAATCTTTTTTAAGTTTATATTTTCTTTTCTGCTCTTCTGTTATTCTTTTTTTTTCTTTTATCTCTTTAATTTCTGATGCTGGTTTAGTAACAACATCTAATACCGAATCAGTTACTACATTTTTTAATTCAGTTTTATCTTTTTCTCTTTTTTCTTTTAATTTTGCATCTCTAATTATTTTCGCTTTTTCCCTTGCTTTTTCTAATACTTTTAATTGAGCTGGTGTTTTTTGTGATCTACCATCAACTTTTCCATTTTTTTTCTGTTTTAATACTTTAGTAGCTTTCTCTTGAATTTGCTCAAATTCGCTCTCATTTTCTTCTATTTGTTTTTGTCTTTGTCTTTGCTTATCTGTTATAACTGGGGGTCTGACTCTTTTAAAATTGCCTTCATTATCAGGCATCATGTATATTATCTTTTCTCTTATGACATTATATTCATGTGCTTTTCTACCAACTTTACCACCAGCATCTTTGCCTTGTTTTCTAGCTTCGGCTCGTGCCTTATTTATTTTAATTAAATTAGCTCTTGCTGCTAATTGCTTTTCAGTTGGTGGTTTTTTTGTTTTTTTATTATTTTGTACTTCTTCAACTATTTCATTATTAATTTCATTATCAATTTCATCTAGGTTTTCAGTAATAACATTTTCAATTTCTTTTTTACTTTTAGTTTTTTTAGGTTTTTCTGTTTCTGATTTATTTTTTAATTTTTCTTCTTTTTTCTTTTTCTTTGCTTCTAACATTCTTACAGTTGCTGCTTTTTGTTTCTCTGTTCTTTCCTTTTTAGCTTTTACTGGTTTTACTTTTACTTCTGATTTTTTAACTTTTTTAGTTTGTTTTTCTCTTTCAATTCCTTTTATTTCAACTTCGACTGTTTCCTCTTCTTGAAATTGATTATCATTTGTAGAATTTATTTCATTTAAATCTTCTGTATTTAAACTTTCATCACTATCACTATCACTCATATATAAATATATTAGATATTAATTTTATAGATTTATATATTTAAATATAAATAATTACAGTAAAAAAAAATAAAGGTATAATCTCTATAATTAAGTAATGAGTTTTATTAATATGTATTTTGTGTAGTCTATATTTTTTAAACAAAAAAAAATTAATATATAAAGTGTAAATTGGAAAAATCCATTATAATATTTAAGATGTTGCATCAATATTTGTTATTTTTTTTGCATCACATAATGAAGGATTACCACAATTATTTAAAATTAATTTCAAATGTTTACATTGATGTTTAAAACAAATTACATAACCATTTCTAAATTGATTTTTTAATTTTTTATCACTATAAATAACATCATCATTAATAGTTAGTAGTAAATCTAAATATTTATTAGTAAATTTTCTAACTCGAACCTCTATGTTGAATTTATTACCTATATTAGTTGTATAAACATTAATAAATTGTTTTTCTCTATCCTGTAAGCAAAAATTATAAAACAAATCTAAATTATTAGATCCAATATATTCAAATACACTATTTAACTTATCCATTTTATATTATACGAAAATTATTTTTAAACCCCTTATATTATTTCTATATATAACGAAAATATTTATACAAAAAAAAATTTATATTTAAGATGTTGCATCAATATTTGTTAGAGATTTTAAATATATTAACTCATTTCTAGAACTTGTAATAATACCAACATCAACTAAATATTTAATTAAATTAATATAATATTCATCATTTGAAATACCAAATGCTCCATTATTCATTCGGTGAGTAATTTTTTTAAAATGATTAAAACCTTTTTCTATCTTATTCATTAGTGGTTTAATAGCATCATTACATTCAACCATTTCCCTAAATGTTTCAAAATTACTTAAATAAGAAGAATCAGGTTCTCGTGCTATTTCATAAGAAGGATCTATTAATGCTCCATTATCTAATTTAATAACTATATGCCCTTCACACACATGACCTATTCCATTTTTATTAAATGAAACAATAACATTCTGAAAAACAGGATTTAATGTTTTAAATGATTTTTTAATAATATCATATAAAATAGTAACATTATCAGTACATCTCCCAGTTATATTATGTTTTTTCTGATAAACACACATATGATTAGCAATTAAATCTATTTTTTTTATTTGACTATCCATTTATATATATATACATAAATTTAATTTTAAATACTTTTTTATATATAGCGAAAAATAAATAAATTATAAACTATTACTAAATATGGTATGTTGAAAAATGTTAGTATGTTAAAATTTGAAATTTTAACCTAATATATTAAAATTGCGACTATTGCTGATAAAATTGCTACAAACTCCTGATAAAAAATATGTTAGGTTAAAATTCAAAAAAAATAGGGTTATGAGAATATATGGTTTAAAAATAAATTTTATATTTTTTTTTTTACGATTTTGAACTGGTCTGTTTTTTCAAATTCTAACCTAACCCCTAACATAGTAAAAAACATAAACAATGCTTCTTATATTTATTATTATTATTTATTAATAAATTTAATATTAGTAATATTTAATATAAATAATAAGAGATTTAACGATTAGGGATTAGGTTAGGTGTGATGTTAGGTATAATTACCCCTAACATATTTTAAGAAAAAAGCAAAAAAAAAGCATTGTTGTTATTTTATTTACTATAAATCAGTGTCTTCTATTAAGCAATTTCTATGTGTCAATCCAAAATGTAATAATAATAACTCAAAATTAATATTATAAGTTACTTTATTACATGGTCTAGTGATTGTAATAATATCTGGATTTTTTAAATCTTGATCTATAAACATTTTCATTTTTAAAGCAAATTGTTTAAGAGTGCATTTGTAATCTTTACTAAAATTATCTTCTAAATAAGTTTTATATTGTGTATATAAGTCTTTACTTTGAAACTTTTTATTTTTAACATTATCATCTAACCAATATTCAGTAAGTTCTTTTAACCAACTAATTAAATTATCTTCATAATGTTCTTTTATAGTTTCTTGATATTCTGTTTTAGGTATAGGTTTATTTATGAAAATATCAGCATCTGGTCTTTCCATCAAATAATTATAAAATGTATAAGCAACATTTTTACTTTTAACATATTGAGCTAATTTTGAAAAGTATTTATCATCTCCTTTTTTTTCATTTGAACATGCTATTAAGAGATTTCTTCTGTCACCTTCTTTTGTAATTATAGGTTTTGTTAATTCGTTACTTGTACCAATATATCTATGATATGATTTTACAACTATTTGATCCTTACCTTTTCCGTTGATAGTGATATTATCACCAGTAATAAACTGTTTAAATTTGCCTAAAGCTCCTTTTGTATTTAAGAATTCTAATTCTGATAAATTAACTAGAAATGCTTTTAACATAGGAGCATTAAAATCTCCAAATACATCACGCTGTGCATTAGGAGTTTCAAAATATTTAGCTTGACCTATAATTAATTTTAAAAGTGATATAAATAAGTCTTTACCTGTTCCTTCCTTTGAAAGAAACATTATAAATACAGATTTTTCCCATGGTCTCTGTAACATATGTGCTAGAAAATCTAAAAAGTATTCACTAACTTCTTCTTGATGATTACATAATATTTTTATATGATTTAAAATAAATTCTAAACCAATTTTATCTGTTTCAACATTTTTAAAGTTTTTAGCATCAAAGTCAGTCCATAAATTATAATAATCATTAGGGCATTCATCTATATTAGCATAAAAATCCATATCTGTATATATTCTAGGATTTATACTATTATGACTTGTATATCTACTAATAAATGATTTATCTTCTGGTTCTCCATCTAATCCTACTCCTTCATATTTTAAATGACTATATGAATCTACTAATGTTTGTTTTTTCATTACTATCAAATCATTAGTATATTTATCTATTTTACAATATAAGGATTTATTAATTACTTTAAAGTGATTTATATTAAATTCTGTTTCCATCTTTTCATATTCACCTTGTAATTTTAAAGTATTTTCTATTTTTAAATACTTTTTCTTTATCTTATCAAAATTAGTTTTATTTTCTTTACTATAATGATATAGTGAACCAATATCTAATTTTGTAAAAGTAGTTTTATTATTATAATCATCTTCAAATTTAAGATCATCATATTTTTTACTTTTTTTCGAAAAACTTTTAGCCAAATCATAAAAATCGTATTTTCTTAAAATACTAATAATTTTAACCCAATCATCGTATTTATCACTATATCTTTTAGGGATATTATCTATGATTTCTTCTAGTTCTTCATAATTATCATCAAATTCAGCTTTGATTATTTTATTGTTACTATTATTTATTATATTTTTATTTTCAATTTCAACTTTTTTATTTTCTTGTGGTTTAGATGGTAATTTACCAAAACATTTAATAATATCTTCTTGTGTAATAGTTAAAATATGATTATCATTAACACAAATTTTATCTTCTTTCTCCCATATTGTATCTGTTATTAAATCACCTTTAAAATGTTTTAATTCATCTATCATTTTTGTTGAATTCTCAAAAAAATCATTAAATACCCAAATATGAAAACCTTTTGAATTACCTGGTACAATTAAAGTATTTTTTAAAAAATCATATTTTTCATAAACTTCATCAATTGTTATATTTTCATCTATATCAATGATTGCTACATTATATTTATGAATATCATATTTTTTACAAATGTGATATTCTCCTTTTAATACATTGTGATATTTTTGCATTAGTATATTTTTATCTTGAATCCCTTTACCAACTCCAAATGGTTTCTTTTTACCATCTAAATCTATGTAATATACTATATACTCCCAGTCATCTCCAAATGTATAATGTTTTAGTAAATCTTGTAGCGTCATTGTAATTTTATCAGATTTTTTTTTTTCATTAAAGTTTTCCATATATTATATTATAAGAAAATAATTTCTAAATACTTTTAATTATAATTTAAAAAAAAACAAAAAAAAATTTCTTATTATAATAATAATTATTTTTTAAATACTTTATATAAATTACCAATTGTCTATTACAAATTTATCTTTTTCTACTGTTTCTTCTGGTGTAGGTTCTATTTTTTTTAATGTTTTTAAATATCCTTGAATTTCTAATCCTTTATTAATAGCTTCATAATGTTTACCATAAGTATCCATTATATCTTTTGAAATACTTTTCTTTTTTTCATTATACATTATAATAAAATCATGTAATTTATGAACTTTTTTAATTATATTAACATATTTATTAAATTCATCATAATCTGATTTTTTAAGATCATATCCATAAGTTTTTCTCCAATATCTAACTTTTTGAGAAATATTATCTCTTCGTTTTCGTTCTGCTAATTGTTCTTCTTTACTATTAAAATAAGTTTCAGTTCTACAATCATATAGTTTTGAAGGCATTATATATATTATTATTAGAAAATAATTTCTAAATACTTTAATTAATTATAGAAATTAATTATTTTTTAGATTTTTGTAAATCTTGTATCATTTTTCTAATAACTGGGCGTTTAGCATTACCAGCTGGTAATTCTATTGTTGATGTTACAGTCCAATTAAATACTTTTTCATAAGCTTGTTGAACTTTTGAAGTCCATATTTTATAAGGTGAAATATTATCTACATATTTTATTAATATTACTAAATCTTTATTATTTGATCCACCATCTTCTCCTATTACTTGTCTTTGTTCTGGAACTGGTAAAGGGTCAACCATTGCTGGTTTTTCAGCAGCTTCTTCTGCTTTTTTAGCAGCAGCGGGGTCTGATTCTTTTAATCTTTGAATTTCTAACCATCTATCATTAAGATGTCTTTGGACATTATCTCGTGAAACTTGTAATTCTTCAAAGACTGTAATAGTTGATGCTTGTTCTATTGGTGATAATTTTTGTTTATCTTTATTAAAACCCATAAATATTCTATCATATCCATCACGAAGACTTAATATTTCTTTTTCTGATAATTTATTTAAATATTCATTTTCATTTTTTCGTTTTTTTAGAAATTTTGCTTCATTATTCCATATAGTGATTTGTTTTCTTACCCTAGCAGCAAATTCACTAGCGTCCCTGTCTAATCCCTTTTTAGATTTTTCTATCATTTTTTCTATTTCTGGGTGAGTATCACCAGCAGTTACTTTTAGATTTGGTATATTTTTTTTACTATATATATCAAATAATAAATCTCTTGGACTAATACTTACACTTGTAAATATTTGTGAATTAGCTAATCTTAATCCAGCATGTGTATCTACAAAATTACGCTGTGCTGGTGATAAATCGCCTAACCATTCATTATATTTATCTAAAATATCTTGTCGCATTTTATTAGCTTTATTATTATCTTCAATTGAAATATGAAATTCACCAGGTCGTAACTGTTTTGCCCAGAATTTTAAATCATCAACATATCTATTAAATGGTTCTGATATATCATTAAACCATGAAATATTATTTTTTGGTATAGGTGCAGATAATGTAAATCTTTTACCACTAAATCCTAGAGCTTCTACTCTATCTCCTGTTACTGTTTCTAAATTTAAATTTTCTGGTAAAGGACTTGGTTTAACTGGGTCTACTGGTTGAACTGGTTGAACTGGTTGAACTGGTTGAACAGGTTGAACTGGTTGAACAGGTTGAACTGGTTGAACTGGTGTTGGAGGCAAAGGTCTATTAGGATCTACTGGTGTTGGAGGCAAAGGTCTATTAGGATCTACTGGTGATGGAGGCAATGGTCTAGAAAATGGATCAACAGACGGTTTATCTTGTGTTTGTTGTCTAGCTTTTATTTTATTAATTAAATTTCGTGCTGCTGGGTCATTTGGATCTAAATTTTTTATAATTTCAGCTTCTAATTCATTTAATTTAGCACCAGGGTCTACACTAGGTCTTACTGGTTGAGGAATAATAACTGGTTGTCTAGGTTGTACTGGTATTATAGGTGATGGTAAAATTTGTGGTTGTATTGGGACTGGTTGCTGTTGTGGTATAGGAAAAGAACCTATACCCATAGGTCTAGGGGCAACACCGAATAATTCATTAGAACGATTAGCAACACTACCATTTCTAATTAATTCTTGAATTTTTAATATTTTACTTTTAATTTCATCTATTAATAATTCTAATTGTTTAACAGTTTTCATTTCTTTAATATCTTTTGGTAATTCGCCTAATTCTGCTGGTAGTTTAACATTTTTTTCTTTTGCTGCTTCTATTTCTTGATCATAGGCTTGTAATAATTCTTTTAATTCTTTTATTAATGCTTTCTTCTTATTAACACTAGGAGATTTTCTTTTCTTTTTTTTTACTTTCCGTAATTCCATATCACTGGGAAAAACAATCTGTATAGCATTTTGATTCACATTACTATTACTCATTATAATATAATAAAATAAAAAAATATTATTATAATATATAAATGAAAGTATTTGATTTGTTTACAGATAAAGTAGCAAATATTAAAATCTCTTATGGTGTTGAAAGAGAAAGAGGTTTAGAAAAAGATAAAACTTTAAAAAAAACTAAAAAAGTAAAAGTAAAAAAAAATAAGAAAAAAAATAAGAAGTAAAAATCAATATAATAAAAATAAAATATTATAATATATATACATGTCTAGAAATATCTTAAATGAAAAAAGAATAGTCAAAGGAGGCGACGCTATTAATATAACAGATGTTAATAGTCTTTTACCTACTATTAATGTTAAAATTTCTAAACAAACTGCTAGTACCTCAATTGCTGATACTGATTTATTTGTATTAGAGGACGCTTCTGGAAATATTAAGAAAATTACTGGGGCAAATATGAAAAGTGAAATTGAAGGAACTACTGCAACATTACCTTTATTATTAACTGGAAATGATTTAAGTATTAAAGGATTAAATGGTTTTACTGCTAATAAATTTTTAAAAGTAAATTCTGCTGGTGATAGTATAGAATATGCTGATAATCCTGATACTAATTTTTGGGAACGAGCAATAGGATATATTAAACCAGTGAATCAAAGTGATAAATTACAATTATTTAGTAGTATATCTAATGATAGTACAGCAAATAGTACATTTTTAGATATATTGAGTTTTAAAAATACCACCAGTAGTTCAGCATTAGCAACATTTAAATATCAGATAAACGATACAAGTAGTAATACTACAAGTAATGCAAAATTTAAAATGGTTCATTATGATAGTGATACAAATACTACAACAGATATATATAGTGTAGATACAAGTAGTATATTAACATTTTCTAAAAGACTTACTTTAACAAATGGATTAAAACAAGGTTCTTATGATTATACTATGCCGAGTGCTACGGATACATTAGTAGGCAGAATTACAACAGATACTTTACAAAATAAAACTTTAAAATTACCTAAAATATTTGATACAAGTGATAATCATAGTTATATATTTGGTGTTAGTGAATTAGTTGCTAATAGAACAATTAATTTGCCGTTATTAACTGGAAATGATACATTTGTTTTTAAAGACCATACAGAAACATTAAGTAATAAAACTTTAAAATTACCAAAAATATTAGATACAAGTGATAATCATAGTTATATATTTAGTGTTAGTGAATTAACTGCTGATAGAACAATTAATTTGCCGTTATTAACTGGAAATGATACATTTGTTTTTAAAAGTCATACAGAAACATTAAGTAATAAAACTTTTGACGATTTAACTTTATTTAAAGAAGGAATTGAAATAAAACAAACTGCTACATCTGGAGGAATTGGTAATGATTCAGCATTTATAAAAATGTGGGATGAAGATAATGATAAATTTATTTTATTATGTGCCCCTGAAGCAGTAGTAGGTAATTTTGATATTATATTGCCAACTATTACAACAACAACAACATTATTAGGCGACAGCACAACACAAAATGTATCCAATAAAACATTTACAGATAGAACAAGATTTAGTGATAGTTTAGAAGTAAGATATGCGGATGCTACAAATGTTAGTGGATTTGTTAGGTTTTACGAACGAGCAGATAATGGAACTCATTATACAGATTTACATACAGGGGGTTCTACTCATACTTTATCAGCAAATCGTAATGTTTATATACCAGACGCTACAGGGACAATTGCTCTTCAAGAAACTCTCCCCACAGCATTATGGACTGATAGTAGTAATGTTTATTCACCAAGTAATTCAAGTATAACAAGTATAGATTTGCCACAAGGAACAAAGATACGAGATGCGGGGGATACAAACGATTTCATACAATTTAACGATAATGTTTTTAAAATTGATTATTACACAATTGATATACGAGATACTTGTAATATAAGGAATGCCTCTAATACAACCAATACAGTTTTAAGTATTCAAAATGGTTATTTTATTTTTATAGCAAATGAAGTTTTGTATAAACAAACTTGTAAATTGTCTAATAGTTCGGATGCAGTTAATGACTATATACAATTTAACGATAATGTCCTATATGTGAATTATGCTAATATGGATTTTAAAGTCAATACGGCATTAAGAAATGCTAATCAACCTTCAACTGATTATTTAATTTTTAAGGACAATTATTTATATAGTAATTATGCTTCAATCCAATTTAAACAGGGGTCCAAACTTTCAAATGATTCAGACCCAACAAATGATTATCTTCAATTTAATGATGATGAATTATATATAAATTATAATAATATCGCATTAAAACAAGGAGGTTCATTTAAAAATGCTTCTAATTCATTAAGTGGATGGTTTTTTGATAGTGCTGGTGTGACTTATGCTACACCAGTTAAAATAGATAGTCCTTATACATTCCCATTTCCTACAAGGTACCCTTTAGAAGTTTATGGTTATTTAACAAGTCCAGATACTACGGGCACAGCATTATATTATGCTGATGTTAGTGGAAATCGTGCAATCGCCATCAACGGAGCTGTAAATATGAGTATTTATAGCGAATTCGGTCTATATGTCCATACTGGAACTGAAATTTGGGTTGCTTCTGATGAAAGAGTTAAAAAAGATATTCAACCATATACTAATGGATTAGATTTACTACGCAAATTAGAAGTTGTATCTTATAAATATATTGATGGCAAAGGTAAAGAACCAAAACATACTGAAATAGGATTTATAGCTCAAAAAGTAAAAGAGATATATCCTAATGCTGTAAGTATAAATCAAGAATATATCCCAAATGTTTATAAAAAAATAGAATGTATTTTTAGTGATTTTGAAAATAAATTCAAAATGAAAAGTATTGATTTACCTAATGTTGATAATATAGATTATAAATTTTATTGTTGGAATGAAGGAGATTATACAGAAACTTTACAAATGATAATAGGTAATAGTGATAATACTTTTACTTTTGATAAAAAATGGGATAATGTATTTTGTATTGGAAATAAAGTTAATGATTTTAATATATTAGATAAACAGTCACTATTTACAATAAATTTTAGTGCTACAAAAGAACTTGATAATATTGTTAAACAACAACAAATAAAAATAGAGGAACAACAAAAAGAAATAGAAATATTAAAAGACTTTATGAATGAATTAATTACATCAAAATCATTTGCTGACTTTAAAAAAAAAATATCATAAATAATATATGTCACCAGAAATTATTGGTTTAGTAGCAATTATAGGCACTACTATTAGTGGTATATTAACCACGCTATTCCATTCAAGATGTTCTAAAATCAGATGCTGTGGAGTAGAATGTGATAGAGAAGTAATGCATACAAAAGATGAAGTAATAGAAACTCCATTAGAATCATTTGAACGAAAACATAATTTAAATGTAAATCCAGAAATAAAAAAAATATTAGATAGTAATATAAATGAAAACTTACATATTACAAAAATCCCCACGCAAGAACAAACGATTTAGAATTTACATGACAGATCATTACCACGATTTTGGACAAAAAGACGGCAAAACTTTTATAGATGGTAGAACAGAAAAAGAAAGACAAAACTGGATTAATCGCCATAAATCAAATAAAAACTGGAATAGTTTTCATAGTCCTATATATCAAAGTAGATTTTTATTATGGGAAGAAGATACACTAGATAAAGCAATTAAAAAATATGAAAAGAAAAATAATGTGAAAATAAAAAAAGACTTTTAATATTTAAAAAATTAAAAGTATAAATATATATGAATTTTGAAATTGATGAAAAAATAGCACATGTATTAGAAAAAGATTTTAGGAACTTTAAAAATAAATTATTTGATTTAGAAGATAGTTTTTATGAAGATTATAAAAATAATAATTATAAAGACGATACATTATATAATTTCTTTATATATGCTATAATAAATGAAAAAGGAATTTTACAAAAAGTATATAAGAAACTAATTAATGCTGGTTGTGATAAAAAAAAAATAAATGAAATGTTTTATTGTCATTTAAAATTTCAACATAAAGCTAATACAATGCAATGGTCTTTTAATGAATTATGTGAATTAGATTTAGATATACCTATTGAAACAGATGTAAAATTTTCAAATTATAAATTTTTTTAAAGTCTATCAATTAAATCTGTTGTTGTTTCTTCTGCTTTTTCTTTTAAATAATCTTCTTTATTCATATTACTAACTACTTCATTATAGTGTTTTTTAATTAAACATTTCATTAATATATCATCTGCCCACTCATGTTTTTTAGAATATAAAAGTTTTATATGTTTTAATAAATCTATTTTATCTTGTGGTGTAATCCACGAATCATCTACTTCAATACTAGAACAGTAACCTATCATTTGATCTCTTTGTTTTAAACTCATTTCTGTTTCTTCTTTCATTATAATAAATAAAACATTTTTTTTTTAATTAATTAAATTTAATTATAATTAAAAATATATTATATTGTATAATGCCTAAAAAAGTATTAAATAATGATTTAGTTAAAAAATATTTAGAACATATTAAAAATGAAAAAAAAGTATCAGAACAAACAATTAAGACTTATGAAAATATTGGTAATAATATTCCTTTTAACTTATTAAGCTCACAACCTACAATAATAAAAAAATTAAAAGATTTATATGATAATCCTAATACTTTACAATTATATTTAAATATGATAATATTAGTTAGAAAATTTAATGATGAAGAAGTAGATAAATTAGTAAAATTTAGAAATAGTTTAAGTGATTCTATTAAACAAACACGCAAAGATAATTTAGATAAAATGGATGATAAATTACCCAGTGTAGAATATATACAAAGTGAATTAAATGATTTAACTGGTATTAGATATATTATTAATTATTTAATGATTAATCATGGATTAAGAAATAAAGATTTAAATTTAAAATTTGTAAAAGTAGTACCAGAAGATAAAGAAGAAAATTATATAATACAAAAAGGCAAAAATATACTTTTAAATATTAACGATTATAAAACTGAAAAAACACATGGAACAAAAGAAATAAAAATAAATGATTCAAAATTTATCAAAGAATTTAAAAGTTTAAATTTAAAAGATGGTGAGTATATGTTACATATGAAAAATGGAGATAAAATAAATAATATAATTACTTTTAATGATAAAGTATTAAAATTAACAATAGATAGATTAGGACAAAATCGTTTAGTTAAGATTGTAATAAAAGATTTATTAAATAATAAAAACTTTGAAAAGTTAGATAGTATTAGTAAAGATAGAGGGACTAGTTTAGAAGTATTATTAAAATCATATAATTTACATAATGGTAATGATAAAAATTAAAATATATTATAATGTATATATAATGAATATTATTAAAGGTGATATTCATAATGAAATTATAAAAATAAAAAGTAAGACAATTGATTTAATATATACTAATCCCCCATTTAATACAACAGAGAATAAATGGGATAAACCGTTAAACTGGGAATTTTTATTTAAGGAAATGTGGCGTGTATTAAAAACAAATGGTGTAATTATATTGCATTGTGCTATACCATTTACATATGAATTAATTAAAATAGAAAAACCTAAATATCACTATATATGGATTAAGGATAGTCCTACAAATTTTTTTCATTGTAAAAACCAACCATTACGACAGGAAGAAGAAATTTTAATATTTTATAAAAAAAAACATACTTATAATCCTCAAATGATAGGTGATACATTTTATAAGGAATCTACTTGTGGAAAATCAAAATACTATGGAAGTAGGGGTGAAACTAAAAAAGAAAATACAAAAGGTCATTATGGAAAATATCCTAATAATATTTTAAATTTTAAAAGACACATAAGAGGATTTAGCACGAGGTCAAATGAATTAGTCGATTATTTTATAAAAACATATTCAAATGAAGGTGATACAATTTTAGATTTAACTTGTTATAATGCTTTAACTGGACATAGATGTAAATTATTAAATAGAAATTATATAGGTGTTGATTTAGAACCAGTAGAATTAATTGAAAAATAAACAAATTAGTTTATTTTATTGATTTATTAATGGTTTTTAGACTATTTATTAGTAATTAACCATTATAATTCGAATTATAATGTTCTTTAAATGCTTTTTATAGTAATTAATCATTATAATAAACTATATGATTTACATTTTTTTTACTCATACCATATTTTTTTTTATATTCCATATACTTATATTTTTCAAATACATAATCTAATAAATAATTATAACTATGAATAAATAATACTTTATTATTTTCAAATAAATACATTATTTTCTCATAAAACACTTTCATATTTGATATATCATTATAAAATGAATTATTCTCCAATAAATATGGAGGATCTAAATATATTAATGTTTTTTCTTTATTATATATATTAAAATCTATATTAATAATATCACTATAAATAAAACTAATATTATTAAACATTTCTATAAAATCTTTATCTAGTTTATATCTTGGATTACTATCAATAAAACTTCCTCTTACACAATTATGTAATAACATAAGTTTTAAATATTTGTTTTCCAATTTTATAATATATTTTTTTGCTAAAGTTCCTTGTAATCTTTTTTTATCATCTTTATATCTAAAATGTTCGACCAAATATTCACATTCATCATTATATACTTTTATAAAATCATTAAAAGTATCATTTTTAATTGAATCTTGTATGTATAAATAAAAATCTATTAAATCTTTATTATTATCATATATTATATATTTTTTATTTTTAAAGTTTTTATTTTTGTATAAGTATCTACTAAATCCATAAGAACCACCAAAGCATTCAATTATAACATCATATTTATCAAAATTAATATTATCTAATTCTTTTGTTTCTTTATATTTAGATCCTGTATAATTTAAAATAAACTGATTATTCATTATATATATATTATAATATATTTTATTTTTTTTACTTTAATTAAATAAATAATCTAAAAGTTTTTGTGGTATTGAATATCTTTGATTTAATGTTGTATTATCTTTTATCATATTATCTGTTAATCCATTACTCATTTTATTAGTAGTTATACCTAATCTCATATTATGTTTTTTACATAAACATCTTTTATTTTCTAATATTTTATTTGTTAATATCTTTGTTGGTTTTTTATAATCATATCCGAAGTAACAATAATCAACTATAACATGTTTATTAATATAATTTTTATTATCAATATAATCCCATATTTTAGAATATAAAGGATTTTCAATAAAATAATAAGTAGGTTTTAGATACTCTATTATTTCAATTGTTTTATTAATATATATTTTATTTTTTTCTCTTTCATTTTGTAAATGTTCTTTATCTTTCCATTTTCTACCTATAAGTGTATTTTGTAATTGACTAAATATTTTACATTCAGGACTAGCAAATATAATATCAAAATATCCTATATCAAATTGTTTATAATCAAAAGTCATTATATCACTACATATTGTAGGGTTATACTTTTCTAATATATCTAAACTAATAACTTCTACATCATTATTATCAATAAAATATTTTGTTATAGATCCAGTGCCTTTGAATAATTCTAAAATTCTCATTATATAATCATTATAATATATTTTATTTTTTTTACTTTTCATTTAATATTTAAACAAAAAAAAATGTAATTATGTTTTTTTAAAAGTTTTATTAAATTAATATTAAAGGATTTGAAATTTTATTAAAGTGCTTACTGGACAACAGCCATAGAGCCGTCTGGTCGCATAACATAAGTTGCTTCAATTAAAGCAAATGTAGTTACATCTTTCACATCACCAGGAGCAGCAGACATATTAAGTTCTAATGTACTAGGAGCAGATGAAGCAGCTGTGTTAAGACCTTTCATTCTTAATTCACCATCATCGAATTTTTTAAGATCAACACAGAGTAAACCTTTACCACTTGTAATACCACCAGTATTAGTAACCGAAGTCCAGGCACTTACACCAGATTTGAATTGAGCTAATGAAACATTGCAGTGAGCATATTTTTCACCATTGTAAGCGAGGGCTTTGGCTGCTTCTTCATAGGCACGACCACAGTTGAGTCCGTTTTGATCAGTACTCATGGTGATTTCAGATTCGGGATATTGCTGACCATTGATACGAGCAACATACTGATCAACATGTCCTTGACCAGTAAAGAAAACTTTTGTTGCGGTATTAGAATAACTTAATCTGCTGGTGTCAGCATCATTATCACGAAGAGCTGTAATAAGAGCTAAACACGAAAGGGAACGATCATTAATTTGGAAGATATGTTTATTAGCAGTATTAGGCATAGAGTTAATGTATGTTTTTACTGTGTGTCCTACCCATGATGCACCTTGCTGGGCAACCATACTTCTGTAACTAGCCATTACATCACCATTTTCAATACGATAAATAGGACAATACATACGAGGATTGGATACAGTGTAAGCATTATTAGCACCTCCAACACCTACACACGCACCAGCAGAAGCTTTTAATCTTAATACTATTTCAAAATTAGCATCAGCTGGGAGTGCTTTTTCATGTGTATTTTTTAAAAAGCCGGAGTGTAATGCAACACAGAAGTCTTTTGATTGAGCAGCAGTGAGGTCGTCGCCTAGATTACATAAACCGACTTCTTGGAGTAAACCATTAGAAGCACCTAAAAATGTAGTGACTTCGGCAGCAGTAGGGTTTGCTCCAGCAACAGCAAAAGCTCCTAGTGCTAATGCAGATTTTTTGACACCACCACCAGATTCACCACTGGCTTTCATTATATCTCTGTCTTCACTTGCCCAGTTTCTTTTAATTCCGTTCCACACGGCATATCTATCTATCTGTTCTAATAAAACGCCATTTGATTCAATAGACATTCTTTCAATTACCGAACCAGCGTCACCATCAATGTTGCCAGCGTGACCAGTTGTGTTAATTGTAAAGAATATGTAATGTTTGCTTGACTGTAAGAAAGCGTCACTAGCAACTCTTAATCTAATTATATTAGCACCAGCAGGGTCAAAGCTCACACCATTAGAAGCATCGAAGCGTCCTAATGAAGCAGAAGCTTCAACAGCAGGTACAGAGGTCATAGCATATCGCATAGATCTTGGGAGATTATCACGGGAAATTTGTTCACCTTGCATTTTATATAATATTTAATTAGAAAATAAATTTTGAATTAAATTTAAATTAAATTAAATTAAATTCAATTAGATAATAAATAAATTAATTAAAAAATAAAATATATTAATATAATGAAAATACTAAAAAATAAGATATTGACACATGTGCCTCCATTAAAACAAAGTGTCGATGATACTAGCGATTTGCCTTATATACCAGCAAAACCATTAACAGTTAAATCACCAGCAATATATATCTGTGGTTTTAGTAGTAGTGGAAAAACTACATTATGGAATCAACTGTTATTAGCTCATCCTACGAAAAAGAAACCAGACATACCACGATTTTATTATAGATTTTTTGATAGAATATATTTAATTAGTCCTTCAAAAGATACATTACCATTAAATAAATTAAAGTTAAAAGATGAAAGAATACATTTAAAATTTAGCAATGATTTAATTGATGAAATTATAGAAACTGAAAAAGAAGGTGAAAATCTCAATAATCTTATTATAATAGATGATTCAATTAAACAGATTAAGAATAATAATAAAATGCATTCATTATTATTAAATCGTCGTCATATTACTCAAAACCCTAATGAAGAAGGACATGCTGGATTAGGTATAATAGTAACATCACAGAAATATAATGCTTGTGATTTAATATTAAGAACTAATTTTAGTGATATATTTTTATTTAAAACTGAAAATAGTAAAGAGATAAATGCTATTAAAGAAGAGTTAATGCAGGATTTATCAAAAGAACAACAAAATGAACTTTTAAAAAAAGCTTGGAGTAAAAAATATAGTTTCTTATTAATAAAAGCTTACGAAGGCACACCAGATAGATATTATATTAATTTTGATAAAGTAGTTTTTGATGATAAAAAAGAAAATGAAGAATTAGAAAATGATGAAACTGATTCTAATTAAAACTAATCTTTTTGATATTACTTTTTTTAAAAAGTATTTTTATTAAAAGTATTTATATATTTATTTTCTATTATAATAATATATAATGTGTGGTGATTCTCATATAATTAGGATTACTAATACTGCTCTTGCTGATAATGTTGTTACATTAGATAATGCTAATGGATCTTTTACTTTTGAATTACCAGCTTATTTACAAAAAAGAAAATGTAAAGTATCTGTAATAGATTCTAGTATTGCATTAAGAAATGCTGCTGGTGCTGATAGAGTTGTTGCTAATGATACACATATATTAGCAATTCGCAGTAATATTCAACAGTATGGTTGGAGTACTGAAACTAATTCAAATTCTAATATATTAGGTAGTGCTATAATTCCAGCAGATACTACTAATGTAGTTACACTAGATGCTCAAACAACTTTAACTTTTACATGTCCAGAACTACCACCTAGAATACAGATTGACCGTGTATGTTATGATCCAGCAACACCTTTTAAATTAATTGCTGCTAATAATTACACTGCTGCTACTGTTCCATTACAAATCACTCTATCAGTTGAATTTTACGATGAAATGAAGGATAAACAATAATAACATTTAAAATAAATAAGATACTTAAAATTGATTTAATATTATAATGTAATAATGTGTCAAAATGTGTCAAAAATAGATTATAGTAAAGGATTGATTTATAAATTATGTTGTAAAGACCCAACAATAGAAGATATTTATATAGGTTCAACAACAAATTTAATACAAAGAAAAAAAACTCATAAAAGTAGAACTAAAAATGAAATTAATAAATGTTATAATCTTACAGTATATAAATTTATTAGAGAACATGGAGGATTTGAAAACTGGGATATAATAGTAATACAATATTATAGTTGTAATAGTAAAAAAAATTTAGAAACAAAAGAAAGAGAATATATTGAAAAATTAAAACCAACTTTAAATATAAGAGTTCCATGTAGAACACAAAAAGAATATATGAAGACTTATAATAGTTATTATAAAAATAAAAATAGATTACAAATTAATAAAAATTTAAGAGAAAAAATAGAATGTGAATATTGTAAAACTATAACAAATAGTGGTAATTTAAAAAGACATCAACAAAGTCTTAAATGTAAAAAATTTCAATTACAAGAGGATAATAAATAAAAAAAAAGTATTTTGTAATGTATATACATATGATATACGATATGATTTTAAAAACATTAATGGATTTTAGATATACTATAAGGGGTTATTACTATGAATTTTATTTTAATTATTTATATCATTATAGATTAACCTATTAAAATTATTTTTTTTTACTTTTACTTTTTTCAATTGTTTCTAATATTTTTTTTTGTTTTTCAGCTTTACTTTTAATTATAGGTTTTTTACTATATTTATATTTTGTTTCAACATTTTCAACATAATATTTATTTCCACTTTTGAGTAATTTATAAGGCATTATATTATTATTAATTATTTTTTAATTTAATTAAAAGTATTTTTAAAATAATGATTTAAATTTCTTCCAGCCTTTTGCTACACCGTATCCAGCTAATCCTATTAGACCACCAACACCAGCCCCGATCAAAGTTCCAGCACCAGGTGCAAAAATTGATCCCAAACTCGCACCTTCTTCGGCGCCTAATAAGGCTGTTGCTACACCAGTTGTATAAACAGCAGTTCCAACACCAGTTGAAGCACCAGCGATATCTTGTTCTAATTCAGTACCACCAGCTTTTTTAACTAAATCAGACACTTCTGAACCCACAATATTACCCACAGCTCCTCCAGCAGCCGCTGGTAATAAAGCAGCACCAGTTATAGCTGTGCCTCCTAGTCGTAATATAGCAGCTTCGCCCAAAGCACCGCCACCAGCACCGCCAATGCCTAGTCTAGCATCTTTCGGTATTTCATGGTCAGGATCAACAAAATTTAATGCTTGGTCTGCTCCCCATTGAGCTGCTGCTCCAATTAATAAATTTTGACTAAAATTTTTTGCTGATTTAGAAAATTCATTATTAATAGACCTTGCTTCAGTACCATCTTCATTAGGTATAGAAGTCATATCATCTACTTGTTGTTGAGTATCTAATGCGTTTTGTTCATAATCTTTTACCATTTCAAATCTTTCATCTGGTGTAGCATCATATAATTTTTTTCTTTCTGCGTCACTTAAATAAAAATCTTGGGCTGCTTCATCAGTATATTTATTAAAATGTGCTTTTTCTTCTTCTGTAAAATCACCATCCGTAGCTTCGTCCCACAATCGCTTATGTCTACTAGTATTGTGCATTCTACTTGAAGTTAATTTTGGTTTTCCAGTAATAGGATTTATTTTTGTATCTACTCCTTTTTCACTATTAAATTCATGTATAAAATCTGTAAAGGTTTTTGTATTATTTCTATCTAATAATCCGTCATATGCTTCCATTTCTTCTGGTTTAAAATCTGGTTCATCCCCCATTTCATCAAATATACCAAATGCTTCTTTTCTTAATTGCTCATCACTTTTACCAGGAGTTGCTGGTAATGGTCTATTTGTATTAGGTATTTGAGGTAATGGTCGGCTTGGTTCATCAAATAGACCTATACTTTTTTCAAGTATTCTTGTTTCTTGTCCTATTGGGTCTATTGTTCCTTTTGGTATATCAACATTATCACCTTCAAATATATTTTTTTCTCTTGCTCTGATTTCTTGTCCTAATGGATCTTTACTAATTTTTTTTACTTTTTTAATTTTTTTAGGCATAGGTCCAGGCACTAAATCTTGGTCACTAAAATCTGTTGTGCTTCTTGATTCAAATTCGCTATATGGTATTTTTGAAAAATCTTTTCGTGGTATTTCTGCTGGTATATCTTGTTCTATTTGTTCATTTATTTCATATAGTCCAGGTGCTTTTGTATTATGTCCTAGATTAGGATGTTCAGGATCTAATGTAGCCATTTTTGCTTTTGTATTGTATAAATCAGCACTAACCTTTATTGGT